ACGCCGAGCTGCGCCCTCCAGGGCCTGCTCCACAACCTGGCGGGACAGGGCCGCCAGGCGCTGGTTGCTCTCGGCCGTCAGCATTTCACGGACCTTGGAAATTTCCCCATCCTTGGCCAGACGGATGACCTCTTTTTCCTGGGCCGCAGCGGCGGCCTGGTCGGTGGCAGCCTTGCGTTCCGCTTCCACGCTGCCAACCCGGCGCGCCAGGTCCTCCCGCTCCGACTTTTCCTTGGCCCGTGCAGCCATGATGACCTCCGCCTGGGCCTTGGGGACTTCGATGGTTACGCCGCCAGGGAGGGTCACCTTGGCCATTTCCGGCGTTCCGCCACCCCCGCCGGCCACTTCATCGCCACCCCCGCCGACTCCGCCGATTCCGCCGCCCCCGCCCCCCCCTTCACCAGCGGCGGACATCAGGATGCGGGGCAGGAAGGGAAATTCGTACATGGTGGGTCCTAGAGTGATGCCTGGCCGATGGTGGAACCCTGGGCCAGGACGATGGGTTGCTGGCCGATGGCGGCCACGACGGCGATAAATAGGCCCATGGCCTCCGCTGGCGTTTCCGGCTCCGCAAAGGCACAGGACATAATCAGGAGGCCAGCCTGGGCCAGGCGCGGGGACGTGCGCGGCGTCAGGATGCCGGAGCGTGGCGGCCTGGTCGGAACCCGAAGTAGGACCTGGCGCGGGTGCCCTGGGGAAATGGACACGTTGGCGTCCCCGTCAGCCAGGACCATGGGCCAAACCTTGGCCGGAAGGTCCGCGGCCACTAGGATCCCTCGCCTTCCGCGTCCTCGTCATCCTCCCCGGCCGCGGCCGCGGCTGCCGGGCGTGGCGGGAATGGGAATGCGGGGCGTTGCGGCGGCTTGGCCTTCTGCAGGTCCTCCATCATTTCCGTTTCCTCCGCGGCCGTCAGCTTGAGATTCCGTGAAGCGAAGCGCTCAGCGGACTTCCGGCGGATGACCATGGGCACGGACGTATTGCCGATGATGGACAGCATGGAGGTTGCCTCCGTGGCATAGTCCGGCAGGTCCGCATCAGCCGGGTACTGCGTGGGCGCCGGGGCTTCAAACCCCCAGCCGGCCGCCAGGACGCTCCACAGGCGGTTTTCGGCATCCTCCGCGGCGCTGGCCAGAGCCTGCACGATGCTGCCCATATCACTGGCACGCCAGGCCAGGGCCACACCGCTGGCGGCCGCGGAGGGATCGCCGGGGGCGAGGCCGGCGGCCTGGTACAGGTTGCTCCGTTCATCCTCCAGGGATGAACGGATGGACTGCGCCTGCGTGGGGTCGGCTCCGATGAAGTCCACGCGGCTGGCCGGGTTGGGCAGGCAGAGCACCCGGCAGTTGCCCACCTTCACGTCTTTGACCTCCGATTCCGACACGCCGGAAGCGATCATTTGCGAAAAGGTGACGTTGTAGATTTCTTCATTCAGCAGGGACAGCAGGTTAACGATGGCTTGCTGCGCCTCCGCGATGGGGGCAGCCTGGGAATCTCCCATGGTGCCGGTGGCCAGGGCGGCATGTGGGTCGAATATGGGCCGCAGCCGGACAATCGGCATCATGCCGTATCCATGGGCCACGGCCGGGCCGATGGCCGGGCCGACCTTGGCGCCGGTGATCGACACGCCGTCCCGGTATTCCTCCAGGTCGTAATCCTGGAATACGGCATCGTCAACATACCGCAGAATCCTGCGACCGGCGGCGTCCTCCCATAGATACACGATTTCCGCCAGGCTGCCTGCGACATCGCGCCAGTTGAGCACACACGGGGCGTCCATGACATGCACCACGGGGCGCGCGCCAGCCTGGCGGATTTGCGCTACGGTCGGCTGGGACGGCAGACTAACTGATGACCTCACGTCCGGGACCAGGTAGGCCTCCCGATCCACCTGGGCACGCGATAGGGCCAGGCGCATGACGGCATCCAGGCTCAGGCCGCCGCCCGTCGCGTCCTTGACTACGTCCGCATAGATGGGGGGCGGGTCGGCCGGGCGAACGGGCGGGCGGCGCCACACAACACCCAAGTACCGGCGCAGGATCGGGCCAACGTATCCACGGGCCTTGGTTGTCCGCAGGCGGCGCAGGTAGCTGGATTGTTCCTCCCGCTCATGCTGCACCAGGACGGCGTTCCCGTGGGCGTCCAGGCCCGACAGGTAGCCACGGCCGGCCCGATACGACAGGCGCCAGAACATGCGGGCCGTTTGGTCGGCCTGGTAGGTGGGATGGATGGGGACGGGCTGGCCAGGGGTTGGGCGCACGCTCATGGCCGCAGGCTATACGGTCCCGGGCGCCTGGAAAGTCACAGGTGCCAGTTAGCGGCCGTGGCCTTGCCGCCGGGGGACGTGGTGTCCCAGGCCACATATCCCAGGGCGTCCAGGATGTGGCCCCGCTTCCCGTCCGTGCCGGCCTGGTAGCCGTCGCCTTTTCTCCCGGTCCGCAACATTTCATCTATCAGGCGGCGGCAACGCGGATGCACGCGGATATGGGTTTGCCCGGCGCCGTCCATAATCATGCGGGACAGGTGGTTGATGCGATGGTTGATAGGCGGGTTAGCCCCGTAGCAATCGCCGGAAATGTTCCACTTGTCGGCGCGCGCCGTGGTCATGGCAACGGTAAACTCCGGGTCCCCTACCCGGTTGCGATTGGCGGCGGAGCGGTCCGGGTGAAATACAACGGGGCCATGCATGTGCCATTTGCGATCCGTGGCCAGGTGGACGGCCTGGTCCACCGTCGCTGGCTCCGCTACGATTTCATCCAGGACGGCCAGCGTGGACCCGTGCAACTGGCAGGCCACCCAACACATGGGTGCGACGTTAAAGTCCATGCCGATGCGGACGGGCACGCCCTGAAGCCATTCAACGTCCCCGACGTGCGCGGCGGCCGTGAAGGTCGGATGTGCGCGGTCCTTGCGGTAATCGACGGCGCGGCCGTCCAGGTACTGCTCCGCCAGCTCTGCCCCAAAGGCGGCCCGGATGCCGGCCGCGTACTCCGCCGATAGGGCGCGGTTGTCCACGGTCCGCCCAAAGTGGATGCGATGGGACGGCTGCGCCTTGTCGATCCAGTCCCGCTGCACCCATGTTTCTGTCCCCTCCGGCGTAGTGGTAACCAGGCCGTGTAGGCGTTGCGCTTTGGGGTGGCGCAGGCGTGCCCGGATTTGCGTGGGGGCGTCCCGGCGCGGGTTGACCTGGGATTCCGGCAGTCGGCACCCTTCATCGCACCATATCCCGCCGACCTCATAGCCTGCGATCCGGTCCGGGGCATCGCCGGATGCCAGGATGATTGGTTCCCCGGTGACCATGATATGCGGATAGTCCCGGACACCGCGGCCGTGGGGACGCGGGTCGGCCTCCACGCCGGCCTCGTCGCAAGCTTCCAGAATGGCAGGGACGCAGATTTTCCACAGATCCCCATACGTCGGCGCCACAATGAGGGACGGGCAGTCATTCAGCCAATGGAGGGTCAGCAGCTTGCGGGATCCGGCCCAGGTTTTCCCGGCGCCAAATCCGCCTTGATAGGCCGTCCATCCCGGCGCCAGGTCCCGGAGGAATTCATGCTGCGGGCGTTGATTTCCCCGCCAGACCACGGTTCCCACTTATGCCCCGCAGGCGTCCGGCGCTGGCTTGGCCGGCGGCTCCTGGTAGTCGGGCGGGATGATGACGCGTACCCGCACCTTGCCCTTGTGGTCAACCTCTACCTCCGCCGATTCCTGGTCCCGCCATCCACCCTTGGCCCGGAGAAAAAACTGTGTCATGGTCGGATGCTTCCCGCCCACGGCCATGCGGTAGGCGGTTGAGGCCACGCTGGCCATCCCCTTGCCGCGGCCACGTTGCAGGCGCGTCCCTATTTTTCGCTTCATGGTCGATTCAGCCAGGCCCAGGACGGCCGCTATGTCCTGGTCACGGAGTCCGCAGGCAGCCATGGATTCCGCCTTGCCGGCGTCCTCGTCTGAGATTTCCACGGGCCGTTGCTTCCGGTTACCCCAGGGCATAGCGGCAGCCTAGCCCGGTTCGGCGGAATAGCCACGGGCGCACAGGTCCGTGACGGTTTGCGCCTGGTGCTCCGGGTCGCGGCACCTGACGGTAACCAGGTATTCAGCGGCCTTGCCGGCGGATTCCTCCGGCTGCTCCACGGGCTCCAGATAGGCCGCGATTTCTGACGGGTCAAACCCGGTCACAAGGGGAAGGTCCAAGCCCAGGGCGTCCAGGTCGGCCAACTCAGCCCGCAACAGGTCGGAATTCCATTCCGCTTCCTGGGCTACCCGGTTATCCGCGATGCGGTAGGCGCGCACCTGGAGCGGGGATAGGTCGGCCACGTGTACAGGGGCCGTTGCCAGCTTGAGCAAGCGCGCCGCCAGGAGGCGGGCATGGCCTACCACGATGGTTCCATGGCGGTCAACCACGATGGGTTGACGCCAGCCAAAATTGCGGAGGGACTGTGCCACCTTTTCTACGGCCAGGTCCCCGATGCGCCGGGGGTTGTCGGCGCACGGATAGATCATGTCCAGCGGACGCCATTCGATGGCCATAGCCTCCCGCTCCGCTGTGGCGTCGTTTAGTCTGGCGGGCATACCGGCTGGATCATCCACAGGCGTCGTACTCCAGGGTCAGCATGCGCCAGGATCGGGCGCATGCCAGGTGGGCAAGGCGGGCAAGGCGGGCGCCGGGCATAACGGCAACCGCATTCTGGCGCTCCAGATGGATGCCACAGCAGGCGCACGGGCCTATTTCATCGGGCGGGAGCGGCGCGGGCATGGTGTCCAGCCGCGGCTCCCGGCCGGCGGCGGGATGGCCCATGGGTCAGCCCTTCCCGGCAGCGGCCGCGGGCGTTCCGGCCGCCGGTATTTTGGGGTTTGCTGCATTGAGGTCATGCCATTTCATTGATGGATTCCAGTTTTAGTTGGGGTGGGACAGGAGGGCGCCGGTATCCAGGCCCAGGATGCGGGCGAGGGTCCGCAACACGCCCAGGCTAGGGGCCTTGTCGCCGGCCTCCATGCGGGAAATGTGCGTCTGGCTCAGGCCGGACCGCTTGGCCAACTGTGCCTGGGTTATGGACGCCTTGAGGCGGCCGGCCCTGATGGCATGGCCGATGGCGCGGCGAGTCTTTATGGCGGTTGACATGGCGGAAGCCTAGCGGGCATTATTCCGCCAACAAGGCCCCCAGGGAATACGCCAGGCGGGCACAACGGAAGCGCACCCAGGAGGAAGCCCGGTACGGTGGGCAGTCGGCCGATGCCCGCTCCCGGACGGTGGCGGCCCGCTATCCATGCCACGGCACCATAGCCAGATGCTGCGGGCACACGCCCTTCCGGTTCCCCGGGCACAGGCGGCGGAAGCATCCGGGCCAGGAGCAGACCAGGCGGCGCTCCCTGGCCCGGCGTGCGGCCACGGCGCGCCTGGCGATGCTCCCGGATATCAGGCGCCGGTACAGGCCGCGGCGTCCGCTGGGATTGGCGCCGCCACTCCGGGGCTTCCCGGCCAGGGCTGCCACCCGATCCGCCAAGACGGCCGTGTGGCTGGGCTCAGGCGTCCGCATCGTCTGACTCCATCCGCAGGGGCAGGCCCCATCGGCGGGTCCCTTGGCGGGCGGCGCAGGCGGCCCGCTGCATGCCGACGATCCGCCGGCAGGCTTCCACTTCCTCACGGGCGCCACGGCCGCCACGGTGCCGGTCGCCTTGTCCTGGCGTTGATTTTTTTGGGTTCCCCATGGCTTGCAAATCCTTGTGGTTGAGGGTGCCTATAGCTTCGGTGGCGCTCGGAATCCGCGTCAGGATGACCCGGCACCATTATGACGCAGGGGCGCCAGGGCCATTTCCCGCCCGTTTGGCGGGGGATCGGGCGCGGCGCTGCCGTGACGCCGGAGGGCGCGGGATCGTGGCCAGGGCGGGAAGCCCGGCCGTATTCCAGGCAGCCTGGACCAGGGCGTCCAGGCGCCGGTGGGCGGTGCTCAGGGCCTCCCCGTGTCCGCGCCTGCTCAGGCCCAGGCGGTGGGCGTCCTGGACGACGATGGCCAGACCGTGGGCCATGCGCTCCAGGTTGGGCTGGCCGGCCTCCTGGAGGGCCGACAGGACGGCCGCCAGGATGGCGCGCGCCTCCGCCTGGCTGCCGGAATGGACAGGAGACATGGCCAGGAGAAGGACGCGCTCCAGCTTGGCCTGGGTTGGGATGGTCATGGGGCTATGTCCGGGTCAATATGGCTGGGAGTCGGGACGGTCCACGGCCGGCGGGTCATCCATGATGTCAACCAGGGCCTCTGCCTTGGCCTGGCGGGCGGCGTCGTCCGGCGGCGTGGCCCGGCGCTGGCTGGGATGGCGCGGCAGCCAGCCGGCGGAAGCCAGGCAGCGCAGCATGGTGGCGTTGCCAGGATCGCATAACTCCACGGCCACCTGGGTTGCCGACACGCCCGGGGCCAGCGCCAGGACTTGCTGGCGGACTTCCTCCATGGCGGACATGAAGGCGTCCCGGTCCGTGCCGCCGCGGGCCAAGCGGCGGTCCAGGCAGGCGGCACAGTAATCATCCAGGAGCGGGCGGATTTCATCGTGCCGCGCCTCGCGGGCCTTTGACCGGATCCGGACCAGGAAGCCCAGGCGGTTGCCGGATACCGTGCTGTCCTGGATGGCGGCCGCGTCCTCCAGGCGGCGGACGTAGGCCCGCGGGGACGCCATCAGGTCCATGACCCAATCATGGCAAGCCTGGCGCCAGGCGGCTTCCGGGGTGCGGCCCGGCGGGGCGTTGGGGTTGGCGGCGTGGTCATCTGGTTGCGCTTGGCGCGGGGAAATGCCCATGTGGTCATGCCTCGGGTGTAATGGTGTAACGGGCCTCCAACCAGGTTTTGATGGCAAGCCAGCCAACCTTGCGGTTAGGCGGCAGCGTCGGGAGTATGGCGTCATAGGCGGCCGTCATGGCCTGGATGCCGACATCCCGGAACAGGCGGCGCCAATCCTCCGCGGTCCCGCTGCCAGCGTCGGATGTCGGCGCAATGAACAGACGCCGGTTGTAGTGCCAGGCTGTGAAGTCCTGGGCGGCCGGCGGGATCGGCCGGGGCTTCGCCGGTGGAGGCGACGGCGGGGCCTCCTGAGATCCGTCGAATATATCGGGTGCCGATGGCGCTGGCGCGTCCTTTTTGTTTCGGTGTCGCCGCACGGCCTCTGCGATGGCCGCCCTCCGTTCATCCGTGTCCCGGAGCGCACGGTACTTCACATAGTTGACGATCCGCCAGCCCCATGCCCGGTGGTCATCCAGGCGCACGATCCGGCGGCCGTCCATTTCCCGGGATCGGCTCTCGGGGTCCTTGGCCTCCAGGTAGGTGATGGCAGCCTGGGTTTCCTCCAGGGATAAACCCACCTCCTCTGCGATGGCCCGCGGATGCTTATCCACGTTGCCCAGCCGATCACAGGTGGCCAAGAGGTTGGTAAAAACCAGTATGGGATGCGCCTTCCCGCGCAAAGTCCCCTGGTAAAGCGATGCGTACACTTTTCCAAACATGGTGCGGCCTCCATCCGCTTCGTATTGGCATGATTACTGTAATCAATATGTTTTCACCCGTGCTGCTGCGTCCAGGCGGCCGCACGGCCGCCGCTGCCTCTGCATCTGCCTCTGCATCTGCCTCTGCTATTGGCTTACTTTGGATTGCGTTGGATTACGTTGGATTACATGGTTACACAACGCCTTCCCGGCAGGGACGGGCAGGGTCCATCTGGGCCGTGGGCCAGGGCCGTTTCCCGCCCGTTTGGCGGGGGATCGGGCGCGGCGCTGCCGTGACGCCGGAGGGCGCGGGATCGTGGCCAGGGCGGGAAGCCAGGCCCCGTTCCGGGCAACCTGCCGGACCTACCTCGTCGTCCACGGGGCTGCGTCCAGGCGGCCGCACGGCCGCCGCTGCCTCTGCATCTGCCTCTGCATCTGCCTCTGCATCTGCCTCTGCTATTGGCTTACTTTGGATTGCGTTGGATTGCGTTGGATTGCGTTGGATTACGTTGGATTACATTGGATTACATGACTACACAGCGCGTCTGCTGGCCGTCAGCCCGTGGACGCCGGGGTCGTTTCGGAGCCTTGTGCTTGAATCTCCGAGCGCTAGCATCTGGGATGGACTCCGCAGACATGGCCCGCCGCCGCTGGCGCGGCACAACGAAACCCCAACGGACGGCGGTTGCACGCGCCGCCGCCGTCGCTCGGTGGCGGAAGCATCGCGAAAAGCAGGAGAAAAAGAAGCGTGGCAAGAGCAAGGCGGCCTCCAAGAGCCCGACCCGGAAGCCCCGCATCACCATCACCCCGGCCGAATCAACGGCTACCCAGGAGAACGCAGTCCCATGACCACCACCACTAACTTTCACGAGGCCAACCGCGCCTCCGAGGTCCTGTCCAAGATCGGACGCGGCCAAGCCGATGCCGACTTCGCCAGGGCCATCCACGAGGCCATCGACCGCGTCACCGAGACCGGGAAGAAGGCCAAGGTCGTGACGACCGTGACCATCGAGCCCAACGAGGAACGTGGCGGCGGGCTCCTCCTGCGCGCCGACATCGTCGCCAAGCTGCCGATGCTCCCCTCGCCCGCGAGCCAGATGCATGTCGGCCCGGCCGGGAACCTGATGACCCAGCAGGACTTCCTGATGGGCGGCGGGCGCGACGAATCGCCGCCCAAGCCGCTGCCGATCGAGCAGGCCGCCGCCGCGAACACCGCCAGCGGCCGGTTCAAGATCGTCGTTCCGCCGGTCACCGCTCCGGTCGCCGCCGCCCCCGCCCCCAAGCCCCTCGTCGGCAAAGATGCCGCCGCCGGCAAGGATCAGTAAGTCATGGACCAGAACAGCATCGCTGCCGCCATCGAGGCCGGCAAGAACATCACCCAGCTCCACAAGGTCGAGGGCTTCAAGCCCGCCCTGACGGCGCCGCATCTGTCCGGCCCCGTGGCCCTGACGCCCGAGAAGCTGAAGTTCCCCCGCTTCCTGACCGCCGCCCCGCGGTTCCAGGATTCCGGCGCCTTCATCGCCTACGTCAACGCCTTCAAGCAGGAGGCCACGCGGATTTTCTACGTCCAGGACGGCAAGTTCCTGGCCGTGATCGACTACCACATTCCGGCCTTGGACGGCGGGCCGATTGCGCCCCAGGTTGCGCTCCATGGCGACCACATGGCCTGCCTGAACCTGATCCGCTCCCCGGAGTGGATCACCTGGGCCAACAATTCCGAGAAGGCGATGGGCCAGCAGGAGTTCGCTGAATTCGTGGAGGACAACGCGCGCGACATCCTCCAACCCTCGCCCATGGAAATGCTGGAGATCGCCACCGGGCTCCAGGCCACCGTTGGCGCTACCTTCCGGTCGGCGATCAACCAGGCCAACGGCACGGTGCAGCTCAATTGGGACGAGCAGGTCGAGGGCACCGTGAAGGGCACCGGCAAGGCCATCCCCGCGCAGTTCCAGATCGGCGTCCGGCCGTTCATGGGCACCGAGCGGTATCCGGTGGACTGCCGCCTGCGCTACCGCGTGGCCGGCGGCTCGCTCAAGCTGCACTACAAGGCCCTGCACCTCGATCCGATCACCGAGGCGGCCCTGGATGGCATCGTTGCCAAGGTCCGCGACGAGACCGGCATCGCGCCCGCGCTGGGCAGCCATGACCCGGCCGCCTTCGCCAAGGGCACCTAGTTCAAGGCGCGATCCTGGCGCGTTGCTGGAGGTTATGGCCCAGCAGCTCCTTTCCCGCCAGGCGCAGGCGGCACCAGTGAAGCACCACGCCCCCCAGGCCGGCTTGCCGTCCTGGGGATCAGCGTCGAAGGAGATAGCCATGGACTTCCAGGGCTCCACCTACGTCCCCGAGTTCGACCGTGAGCGGCTGAACGCGCAGGAACAGCGCGTCTATGACGCCATGAAGCACGGCGCCGAGCGGTCCCTGAGCGAGATCCATCAGGGCATCCTCGCCTCGACCGGCCACCACGATCCCGAGGCCAGCATCAGCGCGCGCCTGCGCGGGCTTCGCAAGAAGGGCTGCCAGGTGCTGCGCCGCCGCTACGGAGATCCGAAGGCGGGGTTTTGGGTGTACCGGGTGATGGTGGCGCAGGCGGTGGCGTCGTGAGCTACGTCCCAGGAAATCCCGACATCGCCCAGGCTATGCGCCTGTCCCAGGACATGAAGGCGCCTATCGCCATCGTGATCTACCTGGATGCCGACTGCCGCATCCACGCTGCCAGCTACGGCCAGAACAAGGCGCTGTGCTCGATGGCCGGCCACATCCTGGACCGGATCGCGCCCACGGTCGAGACGGCTACGGAGAGCGTGATGACGCAGACTGAGGCGTTTTTGCGGAGGATTGGGAAGTGAACCATCCCCCATCATTCGCGGGTGCAGAGGTGAACCCAGCTCCGTTCGGCTACCACCCCGGGACCAGGATCCCGCGCAAGGCACCCCGGGCCAGCTGCTCCACCGAGGCCCCGGAATGGCCTTCAGGACCCGCGAGGACGCCAGGCAGCATCTGGCGCGATCCCTGGCGCGAGACGCAGGGTGCGAATACGTCAAGCGGTGCCGGTTCGACATCACGCCTGTCTATCTGCCGTGGGCAGTCAGGAGGGAGCCGTGATCCAGCCGCGCGCAGCCGGGCGAAAAAGAAGTGTTGACGATGCGAGCGCTCGCATAGGGTGTACCCATGCCCGCCCTCGCCGCCCTCGCCACCCTCGCCACCCTCGCCGCCCGCCTTGCGGGCGCCCGTGCCGCCCGAATGGGCGGCTACCCCCTGATGCCGGCCGACGCAGCGGCCGACGCAGCGGCGTCGGCCCTCGGCGCGGACGCCGCCGCCGCTGCCAAGGCCGGCTTCACCTGGGCCGGCCGCCGCTGGCACGGCCCTCGTGCCGAGCTGGCGGCGGCCACGGCGGCCCTGATCGCCTCGGCCGCTGCAGCCGAGGCGGCCGCCGGCCCGGGATGGATCAAGGCGGCCGCCGCCGCCGCCCCATACTCGCCAGAGCGTGATGCTGCTCTGGCGGCTGCCCGCCGCTGGACGGGCAAGACGGCGGCGGGCTTGACCAGCTACCCCGTCCTGGCCGACGGGGAGGCCGACCTGGACGGCGGGCCAGGGGTCCGCGAGGCGGACCTACGCAACGGAGGGACCACCCTCCGCAGCTCCTACCAGCTAGAGAGCTGGCTGGACGCCGCAGTGGAGGCGCACCGCGCCAAGGAGTCGCGGTGATCCTCAACTGCACACCCCACCCGCTGGCGATCCACGCTAGCGGCTGCGTGGTCCACCTGCCACCCAGGGGCACGGTTCCGCGCCTCACCTCCACCTGGGAGGTGCGCCCGGATACCGATGGGATCCCCACGGTCCGCACGACCCTGGGCACCGTCACCGGCCTTCCCGAGCCCAAGGAGGGCGTTTTCCTGGTCGTCAGCGCCCTCGTGCTGGCCGCCTGCCCAGATCGCCAGGATCTGCGGAGCCCTGGCGAAGCCGTCCGGGACTCCGAGGGCAAAATAGTCGGCTGCCGGGGGCTTTGCGCATGAGAGCCGCGCGCCCGGCCGCTCCGGCGGCCGACCACGACCGCTGCGAGGCCGACCGCCGCTCCGAGCTGGGCGCCCGCCTGTACACCAGCGCCATCAACCCAGGCGACCTGTCCGACCGGGGCGTGTACTGGTTTGCTGACATCGCCCGGGACGGGGAAACCTTGGCCGGGCCGTTTGAAACCGAGGAGCATGCCATGGCAGCGCTGGAGGCTGCGTGCGCCTGATCCCCCTCGCCGGCTTTGATGACAACCTGCGCCCGCTGAGCCCCAACCAGCTCGCACGCCGCGAGCAGATCCGCGAAACCATGCGCCGCGCTGCCGCTGCCGCGCGCGAGGGTCGCGACTGTCTCTGGGAAATCTGCATCGCCTGCGCCGTCGCGGCGCCCGTCGCGGTCGGCATCGTCATTCATCGCCTGTCCAACCCCTAAGGACCACCATGATCCGCTCCGACACGATCCAACTTATCGCCACGGCCCTGGCCGCGGCCCATGCCGTATTCCCACCACTGGTGAAAAACCGGACGGTTACGGTCCAGCCCCGCGAGGGCCGGCCGTACTCGTTCAGCTACGCCACCCTGGACGGCATCATGGAGTGCGTCCGGGTGCCACTGGCCACTAACGGCCTGGCCGTCATTCACTCCCTGGTGTTGGCCGGGGAGGGGGAATCAGACAGCGTGGAAACGCTCCTGGTTCACACCTCGGGTGAGTTTATTGGCACCCGTGTGCCAGTAACGGTGGATAAACCCGGCAACCAGGCCCTGGGGTCGGCCCTGACATACGCGAGGCGCTACGGGGTCTGTACCCTCCTGGCGCTGGCGGCTGATGAGGATGACGACGGGAACGCCGCGGACGGTCACACGGTCACCGGCCGCCAGGAGCGGCGGTCGAAGTCCGAGGCGGCGCGTCCGGACACGCAGCCCGCTCCGGCCACGCCCGCTCCCACGCCCGCTCCGGCCACGCAGCCGGCTCCGGCCAGAAATGCCGCCGCGTCGTCCCCAAAGGCCCGATGGAGCGCGGCCGCGTCACGCCTGGTGTCGGCGTGGGGGCCGGACGAGGCCACGCATCAGATAACGGCCGTCCAGGTGAAGCATGGCGCCAACAAACTGGCGGCCCTGGATGAACTGGAAGGCATGGCGTCGAGGATCAAGGACCACGACCCGGCCGCGGGCCAGGCGGGCACGGACGGCTCCACCGACCAGGCGAAGGGCTAGCCATGAAATACGTACTAGGCATGCCTGATGCGGAATACCACGCAACGCAGGCCATTTCCTTCCACTTCCTCCTGGACGTGGAAAACCGCGGTCCGGCCTATGCCATCGGGCGCCTCCGCGGCCGTGTGGCCAAGGCTCCGTCTGACGCCTTCCGGGTCGGCACCCTGTGCCACCTGGCCGTCTTGGAAGGGGACGAGGCGCTGGCGTCCCGGACCATGTGCGTCCCGCCAACCTACTGGACGGACCCGCCGGAAATAAAACCCTGGTCAAAGCGTGCCAAATACTGCAAGGAATGGGAGGCCGCCAACCCGGACAAGCCCACGCCGGAAAACTACCCGGACGGCCCGGGGCCAGAGGAAAAGGAATGGAACTGGAACGCCGGACCATGCAAGCGGTGGAAGGAACAGGCGGAAAAGTCCGGAAAAATAATCATGGACGCCGGGGAGTCAGGAATGGTGATTAACATGCGCCGGGCGGCCCTGGAGGTCGCGGAGTCGGCGGCCATCCTCCGCATGGGTATCCCGGAAATCAGCTTCCTGTCCCATGAGCACGACGCGCCAATCAAGGCCCGCATGGACTGGATTTCCGCCAAGGGAACGTCCGTGGCGGACTGGCTGGGGCTACATGACCTCAAGACCTGCGAAAGCGTTGATGATTTCATGGATGAGGCATGGCGCTACCTCTATCACAGGCAGATGGCCTGGTATCAATGGATCATCCAGCAAGACGTGGGCGTGGTGCTCCCCGTGTCGCTCCTGGCGCTGGAAAAGGGCTGGCCGCACCGCTGCCGGGTTTACGACATCCCGGAGGACATCCTGGCCGATGCCCACGCGGCCAACATGCGGACGCTTGACCTGGCGCTGGACCTGTGGCGCCGGGACACGTGGCCCAAGGACCTGGCGCCGTCGCGTCAGGTGTTCCGGGCTCCGGGATGGGTCGAGGCTCGCAAGGCCCGCGAAGCCCAGGCGGATCCGTACTAGTCATGAAGCGGCCGCCGTCGATCCATTGGCAACATCCGCTCCGCCATCCACAGGTGGCCTGCGGCGCGGACACGGTAACGAAGCCCTGGCGCACGGATGTCCCTAGGGAGGTCACGTGCATCAGGTGCCGGTGGTGCGTGGAAAACTACATGGCGCGCCTGGGTCACCCTGGCCGCGTATCAGACCACGCCCCCTGCGTCAGCTCGCTGCCGCAGGGTTAAGCGTCAGGAGACACAGTCCATGCAACCTACGGTGATCCAGTATCAGACCAGCATGCTCGACGGCGCTGGCGTGGTGTGGCGAGCCATTCCCCTGGAGGATGCCAACCGCGCATTGGTGTCCTGGGGGCACAAGATGGGCACCCTGCGGCGGCCCTGCTTCGCTGACACCGCCAATCACGGACTTCTGCACGATGGGCGCTTGGTCGCCGTCGCCTGCACTGCCGGCCTGATCCGGGATGCTGTGGCTGGATTCCCGCTCGCCAATCGCGGTAACGCGGTCGAGCTGGCCAGGCTGTGCGCTGAACGTCCGGGACTCTGCCGCGTCGCCCTGCGCCTCTGGCGTGAGTTCACCTGGCCGACCTTCGGACGAACCTACGCGATCAGCTACCAAGACGCCGACCTGCACACTGGCAACGTCTACCGCTTCGATGGTTGGAAGAGGGTCAGCTACTCGGCCAGCGGAACCGATACCAGGAGCGGGCGCGAGGGGCGCCGCAAGTGGGTGTGGGTCTGGCCTCCATGAGTTTGGAGCCCCACGGTCTACCCATGCGGCGGAAGCCTGGCCCCCTGTCGGCCCTCCTGCGCCGCCAGCGGGGCAAGGCCAGCCAGCGGGACGGGGAGGCCGCGGAGGTCTACGTGGGCGGCTGGCTGGCGGCCCGCTTCCGGATGGTGGAGCGGGTCCGGGTCGGCTGGAAGGTGCGCCGTGGCCCAGGCGGCCGGATCCTGGATGCCTGGCCGCTGGAACCCGTCTCGGGGGACTGGCGGGCCGTGGGCACCGGCGGGCAGTCGGTCCTGGTCGAGGTCAAGCGCCGGCCGGTTGCGGAGCGACTGGACTGGTCCGACCTGGAGGCGCACCAGCACGATGGCCTACGCACACACGCCGTGGCCGGCGGCTTGTCGCTGGTCGCCTGGGTGGCAACGGATGCGGCCAGGATCATCGGCCTGGCCGTCCTGCTATACCCGGTGTCGCCGGCAATGCTGGTCTATTGGCACAAAGGGAAGGCCTGCACATGGGAGGACGCCAGGGCTGCCACATTGCCCTAGGGAATATGTGCGTTACCGTCGATCAGCTGCGGTTTAACCACGGTATCCAGCGTGGTCAGGTCATGGAGCGGGACCGGCCACGGGATGTTCCGCTGCAAGGTGTATAGGCTAAATTCCCAGTATGGCGTGTCCGATAGGGCCAGGTTGCCGAATCCTGTTGACCATTCCATGCACACGGCCAGGCGCTTGACCCTGTCGGCGTGGTTCAAGGTGAACGACAACGGGAAACGGAAGTCCTCCCAGCCTGGGATGGTGCCGCTTGGCCCCCAATCCACGGGATCCCCACAATACTGCGTGTGCGTGTGCAGGAGCGTCCAGCTCGCCGGCGCGGAACGTGGCCCCGTGTACCATCCGGCCGCAGTTGGGTCCTCTATGAGCAGGTCATACGGGATCGACGGGTCAGCGTGTGTCTCATAGATCCGCACCGTTACATTGAATCCGTCGCCAGGCCCCGGCTCAAAGCCAGGCGCAAAGGACGCATGCAAGTAGCCGTCCCCGGTCAGGCCGTCAAATACACCGCGGAATGCGTTTCCGCTTCCGGTGTTTGCATAGGCGCGCGCCGGCAGCCACATGAACCAGTCGGTTCGCTCCCCCACGCTTGGCGTAAACGGGCCGACCGTCCGCAGGCCCTGCTTGTCGAACGGGACACCAGGGGTTCCGTTGATGCCACGGAATCCGTAATTGTCCGTTTGGTAGCCACTAAACGGCGGTCGCCAGTGTGTTGTCTGTGGTTGCCAGATGATTGGATATATGCCGTCCCGGTCGCGGAATGGGAAGGCTCGGACGGGAATCAAAATCTTATCACCGGTAATCCATCCATGGCGCGTCCCGGTCCATCCCAGGTCACCCACGGGAGGCGCAATGGTGTAGATATCCGCTGCCAGCCACAGGAGGTTATGCGCTATGGTAGTGGGGTTTTCGTCAACATTGAAATACGGGAAGTCAGTTGCCGCCGCATTACCCACTTGGGGCGCTCCGATGGAATCGCAACTAGCCTCGTAATCATCCGCTGAGTACGTCGGATCATGGAGGGCAATGGCGGTCCACGCCTGGTGCATTTGCCGCGTCCGCATGTTGTAGACCGGGATGTGTCCGCCGGGCGCCAAAAAGGGGCGCTGGATATGAACGTCCAGCGTGTAGCCGGCCGGAAGGGCCGTGGCCAGCTTGAGGAAGGCTGCACTGCGTGCCGCGTACTTCGACAGGATGCCTAGGTCCAGATCAGCGAAGCCGTCAACCTCTGCCTCTATCCATATACGTCCATCCTCATGTAGACTCTCAGCCCCCAACTGGACGAAGCGTTGATCCCATGCGTTCATGCTGCCAACCTTGCGGTTGCAGATGTGGCTAGGCGGCAGGCTGTGCGTGTCGCGTGGGGACAGGACGAAGGGGGCGACCGCTGCCACCGGGTACTCACCAAATGAGTTGAGCAAGGTTGATGGCAGGGTTGATGTTTTTTCCCCATCGGCCGGGGTTCCCTGCTTGGGATAGGCGGCGCCAGCGTATGTGTCCACGGCCTCCGGGCTGGCCGAGGGCATCCATCGCATGGCCGGAATAGCCTGCTTGGTCACACTGACGGCAACAGCCGCGCCAAGTGGTGTTCCATCGGCAGCGGTCACCCAATCGGCAGCCAGGGTGATATTGTGGGCGGCGTTGAATGAATAGCTGGCAGCGTTGATTTTGACGCGGACCACGTTGGGAAATCGTGCGTCATGGAACCAGGCAGACGGGTTGAGTAGGGTTGTGCTTCGGGTGTAGGGGAATGTCGTGGACACGGGGTCGGTCCACTTGGGTCCCGGGACAACTGGTCCGTTAAACCAAATCCACACGCTTGGCTCGCACGCGTTGATGCTGGCCAGGTAGGCCATTGGCACGGCCATGACGGCCGTTGCCACCGGCAGCACGGTGACGCCACCGGACGGCAGGAGGTTGGCCAGCGGGTCCGATGTGCCACCCGCAACGCCGGTGGCCCAGCCGGCCGGCAGGGTCAACTGGCACGGCAGGAACGGTAGGACCAGCGGCCAGGTGTTATCCGGCGGCAGCCAGTGCCGCAGGAGGTTGGAGGCCCCGTGAAGTCCCGTAGTGGCACATGTGATGGCCACCGGGGCACCAGCGTTAATCCAGGCCGCGCCATTCCATTGCCGATACTGCGCCGATCCGGCGCCGATGTCGGCCGCCATCAGGACACTGGCGTATCTGGCGCGGTCCGGATCTATGGCGTCTACGGTGATCGGACGAACGGTGTCCGTCGGCGTTGCCCCCTTGAGGTCCGGGAACGCTGGCGGCAGCCCCCTCCAGTCGTATGACCCACGGAAATAGACGCGGCGGTCCCAAAAATACGGATCCTCCGTTTGAACCGTCGGTGTCGGCGGCATCGGCGTTGGCCCACGTTGCGGCCGCAGGAACGTGGTCCGGAGGATGGCGTCAGACGGCATGGCGCCTCACAGGTAGGCCAGCGGATAGGCCCGCATATCCTCCGCTAGGCCGGTTGCCGGGTTGGTTGCGTTGCCGATCACGATGGGCTGGAAAACGCGGGTCCACTCCGTTTCCCCGATGGCGTATGGCCACTGTGCCCGATTGTCCAGGAGGGCCAGGACCTGCTCCCCCTTCCATCCAACCGTGGGATCATTGTCCCAGGTGCAGGTTCCATCCACGATGCCCAGGCCGCCGCCGGTTGGGCCGGGGCCGACCAGGGCCGACGTTCCGGCCACGGTGCAGATATATGCCTCGGTCACGGTGGTTCCGCGTATCTTGTCCCCGATGTTATAAGCGGTGTTCACATTCCAGGCGGCCGCGTCCCGGACCACGCCCTGGACGCCATTGCGCCAGATATAGGCCCGTCCCAGGCCGTCCGGGAATATGGTAGCGGCATACGGGTCACGCCACACAACCTGCACCGCAAGCTGGGTTGTCGTTTTCTTGACGCCATTCGTGATGCTGCCGGCCAGCGTGTTGCCGTCGATGACTTGCAGCCATATAACCGGGGCCACCGGAGCGGGCGAGGATCCGCCGCCCGCGAAGCGTGAGGGGATGAGCCTGGTTAGGTTCTCCAGGTCCCTGATGCGTTGCTCCTGGTTATCCATTACGAGGCCCCCCATCCGGCGTTGCCCGCTTGAACCCGGCGGCCGCGCCGCCCGCCATGACCACGGCGCCGCCGCCGCCGCCGCCGGTCAGCACCGGGGCGATCCGGGAGGCCGTCCAGGTCACGGATGGATCGTAGCGGTCCCACCGGACCACGCGACGGGACACGGGGGAACCCAGGTTCACGGTGGCCTCCGTTGGCGGCGTCCCGGACCGAATCACCACGTCCAGGGTGGCCACGATGGTTCCGGGATCCGGCGTCATAAGGTCCACGTCCTGACGGCTCCAGGTGGCGCCACCGTCCGGCGTGGTATACCATTTCCGGAATGCCTCCCGTACCGTGGTCAGGTTGGCGCCGCGGTCCTTGCGGCCATCGTCGGCGTATTCCGGCTGACCCGTGTCATCCAGGCGGATGACGGTATCCGGCTGCACGTCAATGCGCGCCACTTGCCCCGTAGGCAGGAATGTAAAGCCGGTCCGCGGCATATCGGTCCGCGGCTCCGTCGCTTCCCGGGCGGAAACCCGGTAGGACTTGGGATGCACCATGGAGAGGGTGGCATAGATGGTCCAGCCATCGGCAAACCTGTCCCTGATGGTGGCGCCATCCGCGGCGTCACGCCCCAGCATGAGGGACGCGTACTTATCCCCCACGGTCACCTGAAGGTCATAGTGGAGCGGGTCCCATGGCTCGCCGGACTTGACCCACCATAGCAACGGGCCGTCCCGTTGCAGTTGCGGGGAGGCCTTGGCCGCGGACGAACCGCCGGCCACCCAATCCTTGCCGGGTCCGGTCGGGATGGTGCGCTCAACCCACCAGGACGTGGGGCCGTTTGGGTAGTCCTCCACGGGGCCTGTGGTTTCAAGCTCTCCGGTTTCCTGTGCGCTGAGGTCCACCGTGCGGGTGTACGGGATTTGCTGACTGTTGAACGTCTCCCCGGCCCAATCGTGGCGGAGTGTCCAGCGTCGCCATACCTGGGTGATGTCCTGCTTATCCTTGTTAACAGCAGCATCCCAGGCCGTTTCCTGTGCCGATGTCCATCCCTTGACCATCCGGCCAGAGTCGGCGGCCGCGGCCACCTTGAGCGTGGCCAGGTAGGTCCGGCGGCCAGCATCCACATACCAGCGGTCCACCGTCTGCATGCCATCCAGGCGCATGGACCACTGATAGGCGGCCGCCTCCGTGGTCAGGTCGATGGGTACGCCGGCCGCGTTAAGCTCGACGAGGGACACGGTTATCGTGTTGGCTACGGAATCTGCGACGATCCGGAAGGTGTATCCGATGTCCGGGTTGATGAGCTGCGCCACCTGGTCCAGGAGGCTTCCCTGGTTGCGGACGTAGCGGTCCCCCCAGAGCGCCATCGTCGCCTGGTCCGAGATGGACATGGCCAGGGCCGGCATCGTCGGATACGCATTGAGGTATTGCGCCTTGATGTTCAGCCACGCGGACTGCCCGGTCCATACCCCAGCCAGGTCCAGCTTGCCGCGGGCATGTAGCCAGATGCCCGGCATCTCGCCGTTGGGCGAAAATGTGCCGGTGCTACTGTTGCCAGCACCCTCCAGATTGAACGGCAGCGGGGCATCAACATTGGCGAAGCCGGCTAGAGCTGCCCCTTCCTGGTCCGCCGTCGATCCCTCCTGGGCCTCCAGCCACAGGGGCGGCCACAGTTGCGCCATGGCGTGTGCTGGACCTGCGAACTGATACACGGACTGGCCACCCCATCCGGCCCCGGTGTTCGGGTCACGGCGGGCCTCCGCTCCGC